CGACCAATGAATATAAAGATAAACATAACTTTCATCATAATACTTAAAATGTTTTCTACTCCCATTAAAGATCTTTACTCTTTCATCGTGAATTCAGTGGGTGAGGATATTGAACCCTATCTACACTATACAGAGCAATCCAATCTACCAGATATTGATTTAAAAATGCTTAATGATGGTACCTATCTCTATTCTGAGAGTGAAATACCTGATGACTTAACATTCACTATGAAGAGCTGTGAGAGCATCATACTAACAGCAGAGCAGATTAAGAAGCTTCCTCATGATATGGTCTCTTCTGCACTGTTTCACATTGAGGATAGAGATAAATCAATTGGTGATTTCTTTGGAAGAACTGGAGAGCATACATTGGATTCACCATCACCTGATCATATGGGAAGGCTTGCATGTGATTATTGTCTTGAAATAGGAACCACAAGATCCTCAAATCCAATCTCATATTTCAACTCAAAACAGCTAAAATATAGGGATATTTGCAGAGAGAGATCATTACAGCTACTCATTCTAATTGTCTGCTCTCAGTCAGTGTATTCAAACACACACATCGACAGGAATACGGCAAACATCTTGTACAACAGATATCTGCTTGGCCTGAAAATTCAGATGAGGGCTATGGAATTTGGTTTGACTCTCAATGATGAGACTGAGTTATCATCTAAAATAAGCAAATCAATTTCCAACTATGTGGCGCACCAATTCAACGATCCTCTATGCATCAGTATGAGTGAGCTACTCGATTATAAGTTAAGAATGAAAAATAAAGATCCCTCTGAAGAAAGAAAGTTATATGATGGACTCATCAATGAAGCAAAAGATTATTTGAGAGAAGTCATTGAAAGTGATGAGAAGTTTTCGTCTGACATGTACATTAAGGAAGTCAATGATTTGGGAACTAGGACGGACATGAAATCTGTTGCACCCATCTCATTATTTTCACTTGATGGAAGCACTTATCCAGAATATGGTGATTTCTCTGAAGATGTTGTTATGGGAAGATTCTGGACTTCTATCCTAAACAATGATGTTGATGACCATCATCAGGACTATGAAGAATCAAAATATGCATACTTTACTAGACAAGAAGAAAAGAATGATAGATCATCAAGAAGAGAAGAGCTTAAAATAAAGAACAGAGTTCTTCTTGATGTTCAAAGAGAAGATGAGGAATATTTTGCATTAAAAGGAATAAATGGATCAAAATATTCGAACTTTGGATTCAAACAAGAAAAAGAAAAACAGAGTAGGGAATCTTTTAGATTTGATACTGACGTTTCTGACATAGATTCATTTATCAAATCATTTGATGATTCCATATCTCAGGAGGAGAATCCATTCTACTATGCTCATGATTACTTCATCTCTTGGGCAAAAGAGAAATCATGGAATGTCTCAGTTCTTGATGATCTAATAAATACAAAGATTTTATCATGCTTGTCTTGTAATTCAGCCATATTCTCTGAGATAAACTTGCAGAGGTTGAAGCCCACCAAAAAGAATCAATGGGTTTTGACTAAGCACCCGACACTTCCCTGTTACATCGCAGTGCACAATACGAAAATAAACAACCATGTGTTTTATAGTGTTGTTTTTAAGAAAGAGTCTCTTGTCTCATCATACGGCAAACCTTTCAAAGCTTTGATAGATATTGGTGATGCTTACTGTACAGAGATTCTTAGCACAAACACCCATGATATTTCACATCACATATCATCTGCAAACACATTTATATCCATAACATCACTGTTTTGCAATGTCTGGAACTATGATCTTGATCTTGGACTACAATCAATTCCATGTAAAGAAGAAATCATGGCGACAATTTTAACTTATCTGGAGAATAAGGACTCAAGCAGTTCTCCACTCTTCAATGTGAGGTACATGTATATGTCAATGATAATACCAAAAGGGCTGAATTGCAATCCTTTTAAAGTTCTAGACAAATTTCCACGTGTGATCAGAAGCAGACTGTTGTTGTGGAATCTCAAAAGAATACTGACAAACTTTAAATTGATGCTCGTTAAGAGAGAAACCCTCGGATCCTATGAACCAATAATCAATGACGATGATGTTGAAGATGACATCTCGCGTGATAGTATCCCTGGCCTGCTATCATACGTCTCAGGAAATGAGCTTCCCTCATTTTCATGTGCTGTCTCTCTCTCATATATTGGAACATATCATAACTCTGACAAAAACGTTAAGATACATGGATTCTTGAAGATATTTTCAAAGATATTAAAAGAAGAATTAAAGATCAGAGAAACAACCATCCAATCAATGAAAGGACATGACATCAAGCTGCCATCTGAATACAAAAGCCACGAGTTCTCTGAAATACATATCCACAATGTTTCAAACGCCTTGAAGACCCATTGGAAGAAGAAAGGTGTTGCTGATGATTATATAAGGGATAAGATATTGAAAGATTTATCTAAAGTGACCTTCTCCGAGCTCTCAACTTTCAAAGCTTCAGCAGATTCAACTAATTTTAATGGGATGGATGACAATCCTAAATGGCTGGACTATAAACAGAAAAGAAGGAACAAAGCACTAGAAGAAGTTGTCAAGTACATTGAAGAGATGTCATCAGAAGATCAGTCGCCATTCACAGATATGCAGAGAGTTGTTGATCTTTGTAGAGAACATGGTGGAATAATTGCAAATCTCTTCAAGAAGAATCAGCCAACTGGGCCCAGAGAAATATTCGTTTTGACAATGTTTTCAAGAATAATGATAAAATTTTTGGAAACTGTTAGTAGAAGTTTATGTGATTTGTGCGACAATGAATACCTAACAAAGGGGACAGAAAAGAAATTTTCAACAAGGAAACATTTCTCACGTGTTAGGGATTCAATGAGCAAAGAGAGAACATCATTGACAGTGACTGATTCGTGTGATGCTACCACCTGGTGCCAAAGATTTGTCATGCCAGTATTTCAGAAGATGTTTGCAGGAGTGTTCGAAGGCTGGCCCGAGATGCTAAACTTGATAAATGATATTCTGAATCATGTCACTGTGAAAAGATTGGAAATGCCCAAAGAACTTCTAGATTTATTCATGAAGAATCAGAGCATTCAAAGTATAGACAGTGGGATGACAGAACTTAAGATGCAGTTCTTGGGCAATTCTGACAAAAATGATTTGATTGAGCAAGAAACCGTTCTTTTGAAGAATAGGTCCAACTTCATGCAAGGCATCTTGCATTATACTTCAAGTCTTCTACATGCTGGTCACTGTCTTCTGATGAATGATTTATGTAATGAGGTACTGTTCAAACCAAACAACATGAAAGTTGTGCAGACGAGCAAGGTCTCATCTGATGATTGTTCTCTTTTAAGATCATGCATATTTAACTCGAATTTATCTAAGAGTGATAAAGGCCGAATCAAGGTTTTGTTGCTGCTTTCATCTGCTATATCTCAAAGATCATATCCTTTGATCGGGGCCCTTTCTTCTAAAGAGAAGAGCTCTGTTATGGTTTTGTGCAGCATTGAGGAATTCAACTCGATGTGGACAGTTGTGAACACTGTCATATCTCCCTTAATAAAATGGGGTTATGAGAGTCAACAGATACAGACTGAAGATGACTTTGAGTCTAGATTCAACACATGTTACAACATGCTATCTGATCTGATAGAAAATGGAGCCGCAGTTTCTTCTGTCAAATATTGTGAATATGGAATGTGTATGAATCACTTCAATCTATTAGGAATGTACACAACCAAAAGAGATGAGTTTGTGAAACTTCTTTCTGACATAGATGAGTTGAAATCACCATCAATTGGTTACTTTCCATTTTCTCACAGTCTGATTGGCCCATCACTTGGATATCACTTCACCAAGTGGTTTAATATGAAAACTCACAAAATTGCAAGGAGTGTTGACTATGTAACCAAGAAGAAGATGTTCGGTGTCTTGCAGAGTGATGGTTCTCACAGTTTCTTTTATTCATTTCCAATAGGGAATGCCAAGAATTATGGGAAATTCATAGACAGATTGGGATTTGATAGAGACGAGATAAGTGCTGAAATAGAAAAAGATCCATCTATCTATTTTTCAAACATTGATGGCATAAATGATGACATCTTTAGAATCAAGCTTAAGGCTTTAGGCAGAGGAGCAAGTAAGAGCTTTTCATTCAACAGTCCTGCTAAGCAGCATGCTTCTACTGCATACATTTTAACTCGCCCATCAATCACTTGTGGCTTTAATGGAGAAGAATTGATCAAGATGACCCTTCCTGCACTGATCATGAGAATTAAGAACACTATCACAATGTCCAAGACAAATCTATCACTTGAGACTAACAATGACTTCTATGAAAGAGTGACAAAAGATGTTGACAGATACATCCTTAAGAGGTCTTCAGATAATAAGAGGAAAATCATGAGCAGCATCAAGCTTGATGATAATCTTCAACTCTGTTCACTGAGAGAAGTCGTCCAAAAGATGTGGTTCTCAATGGAGATATGGAAACCAAAATTTGTTTATATGAGGTCTGTCATCCACTATAGAAGCAAGTTTTTGTGGCTGAAAGACACTTACAAAGAGTCTTTTGATTATTATAGAAAGAACATCGGTGAGATTGATCATTTGTCATTTTGTGAAGGCATCAATAATGTAAGTAACAAGCCAAAAACTTGCTCATTTTTGCACCATGGTAGACAGAAGATGGGCAAAACAGAACAACTAATTGAATGTATAGTCAGTTCAGCAAGGGTTGGATGTTTAGCAACTAAGATACAGGAGTTATATTCATCAAGGGATAAGATTGATAGGCTTAAGAATGATCTTAGCAGAATAGAGTCTCTCTTGTACAAGCTTTCTACTGCTCCACCATTAAATAGTAGGACTGAGTGTATAAAAGAAGCATTGAGACTTGGCACTAAAATCAATCTGAATGACTGTCTTAATTATGAAACTGTTGAACAGCTTACGTCAAGAGAAAAGCAATTGTTCTTTATTGTGTCAGCAACTTACTTAACAGAGACGTCCAAACTTCAAAACAGAGATCTTGAAAAATCTAATCTGGTTGAGATGATGAATCTTGGAACCCAATCATACTACATCCAAGAACAAGAAAAGGTTGATGATAAGTATGTTGGATTTGGTGTCATTGGACTTAGAATCAATGATCTTCGAGCACGACTTTATGTATCTGATGATAATATTGATTTGATTCTGATAAATGACTATGAAAAATTTAAAAGATATAGAAGGGACTTCATAAGAGAGTGCACAAGAATAGGTCTCACTCAATGCCAATCTGATTTTAGTGATTATGGCAATGCCCTGAGATTTAATCTTAAAAATGACTTTCTTGGATTATCTACTGAGCCTTGGACAAGAGTGCAGATTGGAACATCTTTTACATCAAATGATAAAATTGATTTCAGAGCAGAGATTAGAGAGCATGGTTCAATAAAACTCATCGTTCTGATCAATGGGCATCCAGGAGATGGTGTTACATTCATGCCTCAGAGGTTTGGTACAGATCCATTTCCTTTAAGCAAAAAGTATCCCATAATAGACAAATGGGTCAGGAATGAGCCAATTGATGAGGATATGCTGGAAAAGATTTTTGAGAAAGCAAAAGATGACTATAGTCTTCTGCTTTGGATGTCGAGGACCTTGAAAGTGAGGATGATAGCATTGGGAATGATACCAGAGGGTCTCTATGATTTTAAGCCAGGACCTTTAGTCAATACACCAGAATATGAGGAAGTGTCAGCAATGAGTATGTTTAGAACTGTTTTTCAAGAGAAGGATTTAGTTGCTGATATAATGAAAGAAACAGACACAATGAATTTCATGGACATCATGAGAGAACAAACTATGACAAGAGAAATAGTTGAGGATCTGGGAGAATTTGGTAATTATGATCATTACACCATGATGCAAGAGAGAAACAGAGACATAGATAGAATCAATTTAGTGAGTTACTCTGTATTCTGGGATCCATACATAGAAGTTTTGAAGGAGATCATAACAGACAAATCATATACTTACAGACCTGCTCCTGAGATTGGATTGATGACAAAGAAGTTATTGACAATGATAGGATTCAGAGAGCAAGGCCCAATGCCCAAATCGCTGAGATTTTGATCTATTGAAGATGACGGATTAACATGAATATAAAAAGCAATTGTAATATAAGAAAGAAAGAAAGAAAGCTAAAAGAAAGTAAGATTTATCAGAGTAGAATAGCTTCTTCGGTAGGCTTATGCGTCAGCTCGTTAAATGTTGATCTTACTTTTCAGTTTATCATTATATTCATG